CCGTATCGCGAAAAATTCCCCAATAAGGCAAGGGGCAAGCCCCTCTGCACACCCCATCGGGGACGGCATTTGCCGCCCCCGAAGATACAAAAAATCATTGTTTCACAAGCCAAAAAAGAAAGGAAGAATATATGGGTTTCGTAGTTTTACACATGGAAAAGGCGCACGGCAGCGACAGCGGAACGACCGCACATATCGAGCGTTTCATCATACCGAAGAACGCCGACCCCACACGCACGCATCTAAACCGAAAACTCATCGAATACCCCGACGGGGTGAAAGACCGTTCGGCGGCTGTTCAGAGAAGACTGGAAGAAGCGGGGCTGACACGCAAAATCGGAAGTAACCAAGTGCGGGCAATCCGCATCAACGTGTCGGCAACACCCGAAGACATGGAACGCATCGAACGGGAGGGACGGCTGGACGAGTGGTGCGCCGACAACCTCAAATATTTTGCCGACACGTTCGGGAAGGAGAACATCGTGGCGGCTCACCTGCACTTGGACGAGAAAACACCGCACATGCACGTCACACTTGTGCCGATAGTCAAGGGGGAACGCAAGCGGAAGAAAAGGGAGGAGCAGGCGAAGAAGCGATACCGCAAGAAGCCGACCGACACCGTGAGGCTGTGCGCAGACGATATTATGACACGGCTGAAATTGAAGTCCTACCAAGATACCTATGCCGAAGCGATGGCGAAATACGGGCTGCAAAGGGGCATAGACGGCTCGAAGGCTCGCCACAAGTCCACGCAGCAGTATTATCGGGATATACAGAAACTCGCCGACGACCTCAAAGCGGAAGTGGTGGATTTGCAACAGCAGAAAGAAACGGCACGGGAGGAACTAAGACGGGCGAAAAAAGAGATACAGACCGAGAAGCTGAAAGGGGCGGCAACCGTCGCAGCCGCCAACATCGCCGAGAGCGTCGGTTCTCTTTTCGGCAGCAACAAGGTCAAGACGCTGGAAAGGGAGAACACCGCCCTGCATAGGGAGGTAGCCGACCACGAGGAAACCATCGAAGCCCTGCAAGACAGAATACAGACCATGCAGGCAGACCACAGCCGACAGATGGCGGAAGTAGAACGGAAGCACCGCAGGGAGATAGCGGACAAGGAAACGAAGCACAAGGAGGAAATATCTTTCTTGAAAACGGTAATCGCAAAGGCGGCATGGTTTCCCTATTTCCGTGAAATGCTCCGTATCGAAAACCTCTGCCGCCTTGTCGGGTTCGATGAAAGGCAGACCGCAACGCTCGTCAAGGGAAAGCCGTTGGAGTATGCAGGGGAACTCTACTCGGAGGAACACGGACGGAAATTCACGACCGAAAGGGCAGGTTTCCAAGTGCTGAAAGACCCCACGGACGGGACTAAATTGGTTCTTGCCATCGACCGAAAGCCCATTGTCGAGTGGTTTAAGGAACAGTTCGAGAAGTTAAGGCAGAACATTCGCCGACCCATACAGCCGCAAAGGAAAAGTAGAGGAATTTAAGAACGAATAATTAGTTGTACCTCAGCAATTGAAATTAAAACAACCAAATTATTGTGGATTCTTATAGGATAAATCAGTAAAAGTAGTACCTTTGTAACTAATATAATAGACTTTATATAAAATGGCTAAGAATAAACTTGTAGTTCCTTTTTTGAAATGGGTTGGAGGAAAAAGACAACTTATTCCAGAAATTAGAAAGATGTTACCCAAAGGGGTAGCGAATCGTCCCTACTATGAGCCATTCATCGGAGGCGGAGCTTTATTTTTTGAACTCCAGCCAAAACAAGCAGTTATAAATGATTATAACGAAGAGTTGATCAATGTTTATACGGTTATAAGGGACAACCACAATGAACTTATTGAGGATTTAAAGAAACATAAAAATACGTCAGAGTATTTTTATGAAATTCGCTCTATGGATAGGCAACCTCTTTTTAAAAATCTTACCACTATCGAGCGAGCATCACGAATTATATATCTCAATAAAACTTGCTATAATGGATTATATCGGGTTAATAATGCCGGGGAATTTAATTCTCCATTTGGAAAATATAAAAATCCAAATATTGTCAATGAGCCTGTGATTAAGGCGGTAAGTAAATATTTAAATTCTGGTCGGATTCAAATATCAAATGGTGATTATGAGGTAATTTTGAGAGATATACCAACAAACTCATTTGTGTATTTAGATCCTCCGTATCATCCTATTTCAGAGAGTTCTAATTTTACAGGATACGTGCAGGGTGGATGGAGTGAGAGGGATCAGCTTAGGCTAAGAGATGTTTGTAATAGATTAAATAGCAATGGCATAAAATTTCTCCTATCAAATTCTGCATCTAATTTCATAAAAGAAATTTATGCGGAATACAATATTCATGTAGTACAGGCAAGTCGTGCTATAAATTCAGATTCTTCTAAAAGAGGGCAAGTTGATGAATTTTTAATTAGCAATTATGAGTAAATCCAAAAATGACATAGCATGGGAGAAAATTTTTGAGAAGTATTGCATCTTGGACAAACTTGCCAATAATGAACGTATCTCAATTTCTTCAACAGAAATTAATCAGTTTAGAGAAGCTCGTTTAATGACAAAGTTTGACCATAGATCTCAACTTCCAAAATTGTTTATAGATCATAACTTATCAATATTACCTACATCCAGAGGTACGTATGAAATCGGAAAATTTAAAACTTTTTGTGATTTTAATAAAGATGATATAGAGATAACTCCTATTGACTTTCCAACTTTTTTGGAAAGTATAGATTATAAAGATATTACGAGTGAATCAATAGCTATAAATTGTGCTTTTGTATCTAAGATATTGCATGATTTTACAGGAGAGGAAAATCTGCTACCTACTGTCTCTGGTCGGATGAGTTCTTCAGTCTTTGATTTTACGATTAATTCAGGACAAAACATTTTAAAAATTAATGTTGATAATTCACAAATTGAAATAGACGGAGGGTATGAAGGAGATAGTTCTTTAAATTTGATTGAAGCCAAAAATTATATTTCTGATGATTTTCTGATTCGACAACTATATTATCCATATAGATTATGGAGTAATAAAATAGGGAAACGTGTTCGTCCGATATTCTTGACGTATTCAAATGGTATTTTCCATTTGAGAGAATATGAATTTGTTACACCTGAACTATATAATTCCATCCGATTAATACAACATAAAAAATATGCAGTTCAAGAAGGAGGAATTAATGTTGAGAATATACAGAATATCTTGGATAGTATTCAAGTTGTAAAAGAACCTGAGTTGCCTTTCCCTCAAGCAGATAGCTTTGAACGAGTAATTAATCTTTGCGAGCTATTAAAACAAAAAGGATTTATTTGTAAAGATGATATTACGCAAAATTATGATTTTGATCACAGACAAACTGATTATTATTCAAATGCGGCAAAGTATTTAGGATTAGTAGAGGTTGTTCGTGAGAATCAACAAATAGGGTGCATTCTAACTCGTGATGGCTCTCGTATATTTAATCTGCCCATTATTGAACGGCAATTGGAATTTGTAAAACTTATATTGGCACATACGGCATTTATGGGGCATAGAACGAAGCGGTTTTTTCAATGGTCGGGAAAAATGGGCGAAAGGTTTTGAAAACCAAAGGGTTTAGGCATGATCGGGAAAATGGGCTGAATATTTCGAAGCGGTTTTTCTCTTTACATGGCTTACATCTGCTTTACGTTTGAGGGGCTTTTCTTCGGATATTCGGGGGATTGCTTTACATCGGGCTTGCAGATGGGGCTAAAACGGCCTGGAAGGGTTTTATTTTCGGCTGTGTGGCCGTTTTATGGCTGGGTTGATGGATTTTGTTATATGATGGTGTGAACGGCTGTGTGGCCGTTTTTTTGTGCCTATTTTTAAAGATGTTGCCTTAAAATTCTTCCAAATAAGTATTATTTGGTATATTTGCAGCATAATAGAAACGAATATGGCAAAAGTGATTCATGTGCATTTGCTGCATAAAATAGACGGGACGAAGCAGAAAGATTGGTATTTCAGCAGTATATCGGCTGTTTATACGGTTCTGACGGCAGATCAGGTGGGGGCAACCAAGAATTACCTGCTTCATGCCGGGCTGTCTGGTAACGGCACAATATGCACGAAAAAGGCTATAATTAAGCAATCTACGCTCATCTCGGGTGGTAGTAAGGGAATGGTTAGAACGATATAATAGCGCCGTTAGAAAGGCTTGTAGGCGTTATTTCTTTGAATGCTGATTGGGGAGCTTATGGCTCCCTTTTTTTATGCCCCTACGGTTGGTTTTATTTGGTTAGGGGTTACTATTGGGGTTACTGTTAGGGGTTACTACTTCTTTAAGTTAGGGGTTACTTTAGGGGGTACTTTTTCAGTTCTCAGAGGGTACGCCCGAAATAGGAAACTATGTTATAAATGAAAGCAAGTGCCGTTTTTCTCTGTTTTCAGAGAGGAAAAACGACACTTGTTTGTGTGATATACCTTATTATAATAAAATAAATCCTTTGATTTACAGTGTATTTACGAGTTTGCTTCAGGTAAATTCCTTCAAAAGTGTGTGCGTGCGTCCTTTTTTAGCCTTCTGTAGGAGGCATGCGTGTACCACTTAGAAGAACTTGCTGATACTTCCGATTACTTCAAAGACATTGATGATGCGTGATTTGTCGAATTCCTGTTCATCGTAATCATTGGTGTTGATGGGGATGAAGCGCAGCTTGTCCGGATCCGGCGACCTGCGGAGGATTTTAATGGTGCGGATGGTATCCAACACCACTGCATAGATTTCGCCATATTGGATGTCGTTGAGTGTGCATTGGTGCAGGGCAATGATGTCGCCATGGTTTATTTTGGGTTCCATGGAGTGCCCGGTGACATTGCACCAAAGGCTGGCTTTTTCGAATCCCCTTATTACAATGTTGGTGGCAGGTATGTTTACCTGTGAATTAAACACTTCATCAAAGCCCCCGATAAAGTCCACATCGTAGTATGGTGTACCGATGGATGGGTTCATAGATGTGGTAGGCAGAGTCGAAGAATTTGCTTCGTCTATTGTTTTAATGCCGTTCAAATCATCTTTCAACATGCTTCCTGCACCAGTAAGTAACCAATCGGCAGATAAATCCGGATAGGCTAATAGAATTTTTTCAATATTCATTGAGCTCATGCCTTTGCCAGACACCTTTGCTTTCCCAATAAGTCCAACAGAAAGACCGGCATTAACAGTCATTTGATTGTCATTTATGCCCTTTTTCTCCATGAAATATTGAAGTCTTTCTATAAAATTCATATCTTTATATTGATTTTCTTCCATATTTAGTTTGATGTATTGAAATAATTCTATATATTTGCAGCGTGTTTAAGATGTAAACAGCGCGCCAAATATACAAAAAAGGCGTGTGATTAGCGAATTTTAAGGATTAAAGAAAATGAAAGCAAAAGTAATTATAGCTCAAGCAACAGCCGAGACCGCCGAAGCTCTTTACGGACTGGTCAAGAAGATGGTAGATACAACAGCAATCAAGGCTTATCCCAGTGTAGATTATCAGGCAGTTTTCTTTTCAGCTGATAGATACGACTTAGACTTTGTAAAAAGAGTATTGGCGGATAAGTGCTTTTCTTTCAAAATTGAAGATGCAGAATAATACAATAAAATAAGTGAGTTTATGACACAGCAAGAATTTATGGAACGGACGGGGATAACCCCTACAGCAGAGGATTTTGATTACATCCATGCGGTTTATCTGAACACTTCGATGAACAAGGATGAGTTCTGCAAAGATTTCAAGAAACATGGGGACAGCCGGATTATCCGCGATGTTCATGTGCGAGTGCTGAACTATGAAATGAAATGTGAACGTCAAAAGGAAGTTATCGACAACCTGACCGATTTTCTGATTGGCAAGGCACATGCGTATGACGATACCGATTTCCGCAAAGAAGCGGTAGGGCTGGTCGGTGAGATGGAAGTGGTGAAACGGACCATTGAATTGGGGCTTCCGCTTTGGGATGAAGACAGGATGGTTGTCCTTTCGATGATAGAAGAACAAGGCAAATAGATTGCCGGATAACTGGCAGCCCGGAAAGACGGGCAGGGGCGGCAGGCACGGCCGGAGAGTTGGTAAATCGAAATAAGAAAGCGTAGAAAGCCGTCGGGGTTCGATTCCCCGCGCCCCACGATATAAACTTTTAAAATTTAGAGTTATGGCAAAGAATTTCAATCCGAGAACAGCAGAGAGTCTGTTCAAACAGAAGTTGCGCACGATGATAGGCAGTACGGCACATACGCAGAATATTGCCGACCAGGCGATGGAGCTGGCTGGACAATTCATGACGGAGGATGAGATAAGCAACTCGGATGCCTACCGGGTGATAGAGAATGTGAGCTGTGTGTGTGAGGAAGCGATGCAGGTGCTGGTCGAAGAACTGCAGAAAGGGACACGCCTTCATGAAATACTGACGGGTGATTAGGAAATAGCGGAAGCCGTTGAAAACCTTTGAACGAACGATAACGATTAAAAAGTATGACGATATGAGAAAGCAGATTTTGACAGATAACGAGACCAAGACCTTCTTGATGAAGACATTCGGATGCAGCCGTCAGGCTGTGTGGCAAGCACTGAATTTTGTCCGTGACAGCGATCAGGCGCGCCGGATACGCACTCTTGCCCTGAAGCGAGGCGGCAAACTGACTGACGGGAACTTCATCCCGAACTGCGAAACCACCTTCGAGGAGTGCGAGAAGACCATGACCTGCACTTTCGGTCCCCGTGTAAAACTCGTGGTCCACAGAAAGACCAATGATGTGGATGTGTACGTGGACGGAAAACGGACTGAAACCTACCAATGTGAATTTGTATCGGATTTCATGCAGCTGCAGCACGAGACCCAACAGATGGCATCTGCCTTATAAATAGAAATGAAATGGAGTATTATGGAAAGATATTGTGCATATCCTACAATGACCTGACTTACGATGACCGACCGGTGATGGTGAACGGAAAGGCAGACTATAGCAGAAGCCGCACGCTGAAAGGAGTTCATCCTTCCACTCTTTCCGAAGAAGAACTTGCTCCCATCATGTCGATACCCAATTACAAGAAGTTAGCGGCAAAGGAGAAAATCAATGTAGTTCGATCCGGAAGAGGTCTGGGAGGTTACGTTTTGGTAGAAATAGCCACCATGCCCCTACGGTTTCAGGAAAGGATAAAACTAAAATACGGAGATATGAAAGAAGACGTAATAAGAAACTGGCTCGGCAGCCATTACCACATCGATGCGAAAGCCCGGGAATTTTACACCCGGTTCCGTTTTGACAACGGAGATGCACTGCCACCGGAACACATCCAAGAATATACGGTAAACGCTTCGGTAATTGAGGCAGTGATGCGTGCCATGGAGGATGCCACGTTTATGCGAAAGGCCATGAAGGCCGGGCCGGTGAACTGGGGCGAACTGGCAGGAGCCATCAGTTACTACCAAGCAGAGTTCGGACATACCTTGCCTGTCAGTTCCAACCGCTTCAAGAAGCGTGTGAATGACTTCAAGGCCAACGGCTATGAAAGCCTTATCAGCCGCAAATTCATGAACCAGAACCGCCGGAAAGTGACCTATGACATTGAACGCCTGCTGCTGAGCATCGATGCCCAACCGGAGCAGCCCTTCAATACCACCGTGTGGGAACAGTACAATCTATTTGTGCAAGGAGAACTGGAGCTATATGACCCCGAAACCGGCGAGGTGTTGAATCCGGCAGACTTTACCGACAAGGATGGAAATCCGCTGGTATTGAGCCCGGCCACAGTAGCCAACTACCTGAACAACCCCAAGAACAAGGCCCTTCGCGGTAAGCTGCACATGAGCCAATGGGATTTCAACAATGCCTACCGTCCTTATCATCTGCGCAGCATCGGTGAATATTCCTTGAGTAAGGTTTCTCTTGACGACCGCGACCTGCCGCGCCCAATGAAGGATGGCAACCGAGTGAAAGCCTATTATGCCTACGATGTGGTGAGCGGTGCTGTGGTGGGATATGCCTACAACCGGTACAAGACTACCGAGTTATTTTTAGACTGCATGCGAAACATGTTCCAGACCCTGGACCGGAACGGCATGTATATCCCCGCCGAGTTAGAAGTGGAACACCACCTGGTAAGCGACTTTGCCGACGGATTGATGCAAGCCGGTACCGTCTTCCCCCTGATCCGCTGGTGTAACCCCGGGAACTCGCGTGAAAAACGTGCCGAGCACAAGAACCGCGAAAAGAAATACGGTGTGGAGAAACGCACGCAGGTAGGTATCGGCCGATGGTATGCCAAGCTGGAGGCCAACCGCCCGAAGGAAGAAAAGGTGTATGACGAAAAGAACAACACCTACAAGGTGAAGACCTATAGTTATGAAGAATTGGTAGCCGATGATATACGCGCCATTGAGACCTTCAACGCACAGCCTCACCCCAACCAAAAGCGCTATCCGGGCATGAGCCGTTGGGATGTGCTTTGCGCCCATCAGAACCCGAACCTTGCACCTTGGGACAAGGCCGTTCTTTACCGGTTCATCGGACAGCACACCGAAACAACCATCCGGCAGAACACCTACTGCACGGTGATGTACAACCAATACGGACTGCCCAGCCCGGAAATCATCGAAAAGCTGGAGCCGAGGAACTACAAGGTAGATGCCTATTATCTGCCCGATGCCGACGGAACCATCAACGAGGTATATATCTACCAGAACGGACGATATATCGCCACCTGCAAGCCCGTAGCCCGTTACAATGAGAATACAGCCGAGCAGACCGAGTACGACAAGGCAGCCTATACCGAACAGTCCAAGTATGTAGCTCAATTCGACAAGATGATGAAGGACGGCAAGATCAAGCGTGTGGGCATCCTTGCCAAAGAGGAAGCAAAGCTGATAACAGAGGTACAGGCGGAAGCCGTTCCCCTTCCTGCACAAGCCGAGGAAGAAGATTACTCAGCCTATATGGACATCAGTGCCTTCGAGCATGATGCAGTAGCCAAGATATAATTAACGACGTTAGAACGAATTTAAAACAGCATTCAAATGGAAATAACAAATGAAGTAAAGCAACGTATTGTGGCAGCGATAGCCGCCGACCGTGAAAATTATCCCAGTGACAACCGCCATGCCACGGCACTGGGCATAGCCCCCAGCGTTTACAATGCCATCAAGCGGGGCAATTATGAAAAGCAGGTCAGTGATGCCAACTGGGTAGGTATAGCCCGAAGATTAGGCGTGCAACTGCGTACAGAAATACCTTGGCTGGCAGCACAGACCCCGACCTACGTGTTTGTGAGCAAGCAGCTGGAAGTGTGCCAGGGAAGCGGGCTGAGTGCCATCCTGTGCGATATGCCCAATATCGGCAAGACCTTTACAGCGAAAGCTTACGTGAAGCAGCACAAGCACGCCGTATATGTGGACTGTAGCCAGGTGAAGACCAAACTGAAGCTGATACGCTACATTGCCAAGGAATTCGGTGTGACCAGCAACGGACGCTATAGCGACGTGTATGAGGATCTGGTGGCCTACCTGCGCACGATTGATACGCCCCTGGTTATCCTGGATGAAGCCGGGGACCTGCAGTATGAAGCCTTCCTGGAGTTAAAGGCGCTTTGGAACGCTACGGAACGCTGCTGTGCCTGGTATATGATGGGTGCCGACGGATTAAAGGAGAAGATCAACCGCGCCATCGAAGGCAAGAAGGTGGGCTATACCGAAATGTTGAGCCGCTACGGTGACTCCTACAGCAAGGTGACCCCGGACGATGCGCAGGAACGCGAAAAGTTTCTGAAGGCACAGGCTGCCATCGTCGCAAAAATCAATGCCCCGGACGGTGCCGACATTGCCAAGATTGTTCATAGCACCGGAGGCGGCTTGCGGCGCGTATATACCGAAATCGAAAAATTAAGGAGGATGCAGGCATGATAAGCAAGATAGAAATGCAAGCGATGGATGCTGTTATCGGTATCCATCGCGAGATGAGAAAAGCGAATGAGATAGACTGGGAACAGCGCAGATATGAAATTGCCAAAAGCATGCTTCCGGTAGTAAGAAGCAATTCATCAGGTATAATGTCTATAAAACAAGTTGCCAGACTTGCTGTGGACTATGCTGATGCTCTTATTGAAGAATTGAAAGGAGGTAACCGTGAAACTGAAGAGAGCCTACAGTCCCGGTGAGGTGCTGAACATGAAGATTCCCCGGTTCGAGTTTTCCGGGGACTGGCAAACCTCGATAGGCAACCCGGCCAAGAGCGGCGTGTGGATTATTTGGGGAGCCAGCGGAAACGGTAAGAGCAGCTTTGTGATGCAGCTGGCCAAGTACCTGTGTAGCTTCGGACGCGTAATTTATGACAGTTTGGAAGAAAGTACCGGTTTGTCGTTCCAGATGAGCCTGAAACGGCACAAGATGGGTGAAGTGAAAAAGAAGCTGATTATCCTTGACCGGGAACCGATGGAGCAATTGGAGGAACGGTTACGGCGCAGAGGCAGTCCCGGAATCGTGATTATCGACAGCTTCCAATACAGCGGCTTGAACTACAAAACCTACAAGGAGTTCAAGGAACGTCATCCCAAGAAACTGTTTATCTTCATCAGCCATGCCGAGGGGCTTCATCCGGCAGGTAGAAGCGCCCGCAAGGTGGAATATGATGCCGATGTGAAAATCATGGTAAGCTGTTTCAAAGCCTGGTGCAAAAGCCGCTTTATGGAGCGGCCCGGTGAGCCCTACGTGATATGGGAAGAAGGTGCTGCCAAAACATTGAAGGACGATAATATGGAGGATTATTTGAATGATGGAATGGGAGAATAAGCTGTACCAGATACTCCTGAAAGAACAGGAAGCGGAGGCCGTGGTGGACGATTGGGTAGAACGTAACATACAAAGCGACCTCCGTCTGCGCAGGGCCAAGACAAAGGGACACGTAGTGATAGAAACCAGGGATGTGATGTTTGCTCGGAATATTCAGGTATGGCATCCGTCCTGCCAAATAAACATTAAAGATTTGAAGTGATGGAAAAGAAAGAAGAAAAGAAAGTGTGCTGCATCTGCGGCAAAGAGTATGAGGGCTACGGATAC